CTAATTCGGCAGTACTTTTAATACCATACTTAGCAAGTGTCGTAGTTCCTGTGCCGCCAAACAAGTTGCCTGCGGTGGTAAATGCTTTGCCTGTTGGAGTTTGATTCAACTGAGCACCGGGTAGGTATTCGTTGTAGAACTCGGTTGTTGGCATTTGCGGCGTGGGATCTGCGCGACTGCCTATACCAAATGCACGAAGTGCAGGAAAGGCTGTCAGCAGTTGTGGAGGAAGTTGAGAGATGCCTGCACGGGCTAAGCCTTCTATGTCTCCTGCTAAACCTGCTGTGCCTGCAGCCCAACCCCTCAACGCTGACAATGGCGCATTAGCAGAAGCGGTTCTGTCGTTGTTGGCCTCAGGCCTACGACCAGCAGACCGATAGCGTGGAGGCAAGAACTCGTCAAGAGGGTCAAGCGGCATATGGGTTCACCTTGTCTTTGCTCTTAGGACGGGGTTCGTCAACGTCCTTGGCTTGCGGCAGCTCAAACCAACCATCATCCTTGAGGTAGATGATGGCTTGCGTAAACGTATCCACGTAGTCGTCATGCTCGGCCAATGGGAACTTGGTAAGCTGTTTGATGAACGCCGCTGCCCAGCTGACAGGCTGTCCAGGGTTGCGCTTTGACTCGGGTATCCACAATAGTCCAAGCTCCAAGGTGGGTGCTGCTTGATGCGCACGGCTTACTTTGTCGGCGTTTCCCGGATTATACCCTACTGCAGGCACTCTAGCCAAACGTAAGTCTTGAAGCAGCGACTGCCCACTGGCCTTGGCTTCTACCAAGATGCGATCAGGCCGCCGAGCCCGAGTAGGCATGCCTGCCCCATTATTGTTGTCGCCACCATACTCGGTCGTCCAATCCTTAACGGCTTTGGTTCTTAAGTCAGGATAGCTGAGGTGTTCGTCCCAAGCATCAAGCAGCATGCAGTTCCGCTCGCCTTTGTGCGTAAACATTCCCCAAACTGTGCATGCTGTAGGGTCGCCTGTAGTCTTCTCGGTGAATGCACAGTCATAGCTCTGCAGTATGTACTCGTACTGCGGCAACCGCTCATTGTGTGGCCACTGCTCAAAGAAAGATGTCTTGAGCAAACCGCCGGTACTTGGCACAGGGTCTTGCTGCAGTTGGCCGCTCGTGCCGTATGAACCGAGTAGCTGCTTTAAGGCCGTGATCTCTACCGGCCCGAAGCGCTCAGGACAGATGAGTTCACCTTTCTTTGTGCGTGGGTCATAAGGACCGAGTACCGTCTTGCGTGCTTTGCCATCCCACTCAGCAGGGATGCAGATGTGTTCCCAGCCCTTGATGTCATCGAGTATGTGTCCGCTGATGTCACGCTCATGCAATCGCTGCATCACAACTACCATTGCATCGGTCTTGGGGTTGTTTAAGCGTGTTGACCAGACCATGTCAAACCAGTCCAATGTACTCTCACGCATGGCGTCTGACTGGGCTTCTTGTGCGCCGTGCGGATCGTCAAGCACCAATCGAGAGCCGCCTTCGCCTGTAGCCGTACCACCAGGCGATGTAGCGATGCGGTAGCCGGTCTTGCTGTTCTCAAACCGTTGCTTGGCATTCTGGTCGCCGGACAGTTCGAACAAGCTGCCCCAACGTTCTTGATACCAAGGCGACTGCACCAAACGCCGCGCCTTCAAGTTGTCACGAATGCTCAAATTGCCAGCATAACTTGCGCACAAGAACTTCTGCTCAGGCGTTGTCAACCATTCCCACATCGGCCACATGACCGACACAATGGTGCTCTTCGAGTGCCGAGGCGGGATGTTGATGAGCAGCCGTCGAATGTCGCCGCATGAGATGGCCTCAAGGTGTTCGCAGATCTCTTGGATGTGCCATGACTGCACAAATGGTATGCCCGGTTCTACCACATGCCACGATTGCTTGACAAAGTCATACAAGCAACCCTCAGCACGGCGACGGTCTCGCTCATGCTTGATCATGTCAAGCATTGCAACCGGGCTGAGTGGTGCGTTCATTGGCCTGCTGCTTTGCTCATCAATCTCTGCATTGTGTCAAGCTCTACATCACTTAGTCCCTTGAGATCGACCGCAGCAATCGGTATTGCACCGCCATTTGGTCCGCTGATCTCACTGCGAGCCAACTTAGGCACATGATACTCGACCACGCTTTGGAACAAGTTGAACGCACGTTCAGGGTTTGGCCGAGTCACGTAGACTTTGTTGCCGTCTTGATCGTAAATTTGTTTACCGTCAAGATCAAGCATTGGTGTGCCTTCAGCCACGGCATCAAGCCAGCCGGTCAATCGATGCGCATTGCCGTCGACAAACTCAGCAATCGCCAACTTTGCAGTCAGCGTCACTTTGTTTACCGATCCAACTTGTCGCCCAGAACCTGCAACTTTTGCAATGCCTGGTTTATTGCCAGGTGTACTCGGAGTACGCACGATGGTTGTCATTCTTCCCGTCATTTGATCGACTCCTTCAGTCTTACGTCTAATTCGGATTTTAGCACAAAGCTCAACCTCACTCTTTATGGCCTACGTCTTGCCAAAATGATCCACAAAGCGCTTAAGCCACGCAGGAGGTTGATCACCATAGACATAGCGCAGAAACTCACTGTAAGCCTCGTTTGCCCCCTCGCACACTACGACGTGATATCCTTTCTCTTTCAACTTGTCGATGATCGAATCCTGATTATTACTTGTCCGGCCACCAACCTTCTTCATCTCGATGAACAAACCATGTGACCCTTGCCTCGGTTCTGCCAGAAAGAGATCAGGCACGCCGGCCAAAACGCCTTCACGCTTCATCTGCGCAGCTACTCGTGGATCCCTTTTGCCTCCGTTCGGGATGCTCATAAAAACCAGGTCAGGATGGAAGTTGCGCACCCTGGCAACTAGAGTCGTTTGCTCGCTAGACTCTGACTTAGACTTAACTTGTTTGTATACAACCATTTATTTTCCGTCACTTAACTTCCAGGTTCGGGGTTCGGGGTTCGAGGTTTATTGAAGTCCATCCCCACCGGCAGATATATATACTATTTTTTGTTCATATATACATTCCTGCCGGCTGTCAACTTTATAGTATTATTTCGAACTTCGAACCTTTTAAGTAAAATATGTATAAAAATCAATAGCTTAAGCTAGTTCGAATCGAGGTTCGAATTAAGGTTCGAGATAGCTTTAGTTCGGGACATTCAGCTTAAAAGGTCTTTACCTTGCGTTTTTTCCAATAAATTTCTAATTTGTTCGTTCACTTCAGATTTTTCCATTCCTTTAAACGTTTTCAAGTACGAACCTTTTAGCCATATTGTGCAAGCCTTCCCTTCCCATTTAACTGGGTGTCCAAGCGCAGAATAGCCAAGTTTCATGAAGATTTTGTTCAACGAAATGGTCTTTGGTACCTCAATATTTTCAATAAAACTTAGCGCTGTTGTGAAGTGGCGGCTAGACAAGATTTGATCATTAAAGCCAAACCCACCTTCTGATAGTAATTCTTTTACAACCCCAAAATCCTCACTTACGTTCAAACTGACCATCTGGTCTTTAGCCAAAGATGATGGTGCTTGGCCTTTTGGATTGAACAATGGGCTAAGTTGGTACTCAAGCAACCACTTTCTAAGGCCAGGTGAATGATCACGAATGGCATTGAACAAGTTGCTGAAGTAGTCTGAATTGGCTACTTTGAGCAACTCGTGTTGGTCATTAAAAGGTGTGAATTGAACCCACCATCGACGGTCCGTGTCCTCAAGTGGTAGGGCGTCGTGGTGGTTTGTGAATGCAATGTAGTTGACCGTGTTTGGTGCCACATACTCGTTGATACCTTTGGGGTGTATTGTGACTTGATCGTTGGTGATGTACGGCTTTATGGTATTCAGCACATCATGGCGGTTATGACCAACCATGCGAATCTCCTCAAGCACATTGACGCACCTGCCTGCTGCCCAACTCGTAAAGCCGGTTGCCAATACGCTAGGTGACACAATGCCTACGTTGGCCATACCCATCACACCCATCATCAAGTTGCCTAGCACCGACTTGCCGTCGCCCTCAATGCCTTTGATCAACGGAGCCCACCGAATTTTAGACCCTGGATTCTGAACGCAGTAAGCCATCCAACTAAGCATGATCTCTACAGCGTGTTGTTCAACCAAGATCATTGACAGATGGGCTTGCACAACTTCAATGGCTTTAAGGTCGCCGGCACTCAAAGAAGCAGGCACATCTGGCGGACTGTTCTTGTTGTATTCATTGACACATTCAATCCCATTGAGCTCAAACAGATCCTCAGCAGCAGGCAAGTAGATGATCTTGTCAGGGGTAGGAATCCTAAACAGATCTAAGGACAATGTAGCTGCTGAGTCATCGCCACAAAACCGGTTGAACATTGCACCAAAACCCTGTTGCGAGACTTTCCTTTTGCTATTGACATTGAAAAACTTGTCTTCGTGAGTGACATAAACCCAATCACCTAACCATTCTGGTACACCCTCATGAATCTTCGGCTTGATCAAATTCTTGGCATCATTGATTGAGATGGGGAAGTTTAGATCCTTGAACTTGGTCTTGAGAATGCCTGCCAAAACATTGCGACTGATGTGGTCAAGGCCAAGCTCAGCTTTGATTGCCTCAACTACCACGGTCTTAAGCTGCTCAAGGTCAGTCTCGTCAACAATCAAAGCCTTACAACGATCAAAAGTCCTGGTCTGCTCAGCCTTCTTGAACTCAATGACCTTTTTGATGATCGAGGCAAGGGTTATGGCCCCGCCTCCTGAGCCGTGTTGTTCACTAAAAGAGTCCCACTTGGATTCCAACTCACGGCGGTCATATGAACCAGTCTGACGACTGGCTTGATCCCAAAGCTCCATCCATTCCTCACCGCCTCGACCTTGATGATGCAAAGCCATACCTAGTTGGAGCCATAGGTCATACGGCTCAAGGTCACCTATGAATGGCAGCAGCTCAGTCTCAACTCGCTCAAGATCCCAGTCATTGAGCGGTGACTTATAAGACTCAAGGCCGAGGGCCTCATTTGTTCCAAAATGTCGTTCAACAAACCAGTCTACATCTTGGATAGTGTCGGGCAAAAGGCCGTGACCATTTAAGGTATGGCCCGTCACTGTGAAGTAGCGACCCTCCTTATAGACCTCAACATTGCCTTTCTTTCCATTGATTGCCAGGTTTGACTTGGTAAAAAGTTTAATGCCTGTGCCTGATGGACTAGTCTCAGCATAGCCATCAACACGGTCCAATAGCTCCTGAGCCAAAGAGCTTATTGTTCCATCAACAATACACTTATCTAGATCAATACCGTGAACACCATCAGAGCCGTCAAAAGCTATGCCAACCCCATCAAAACCATCCATGATATAGGCATCAATGGCTTCGTTGTAGCTACACCAATGCTTAGGGTTAGTGACCTGGGCTAAGCGGCCACTAGTCTGGTATGGCACCTTTTTCCATACAATTTTCTCGTCTTTTTTGACCCACAGTTCAAGCCTCCAAACGACCCACCTAGGAATGAGTTTGAGTTCTTGAGGAATGAGTTCAGGTTTTACAGGCAACGCTGTTGGTTTGACAGCGTTCATTTGGTTTCCCATTTGATGAAGGTCTCGCCTTTATGTTGATAGATAGCCAAGGGTGCCACAGGCCCACAAGTCTCGCACTCAAATTCTATCCGTAAACCGTTCCTCCTAGAACTTGGACTTTTGGAGATGTCTGTGTCAACTTGAACAGGGATGCCAACCGTTACGTGAATGCCTGTGTCACTAGGACGATCGGCCGTTAGATTGACATACACGTCGACTGTGGATTGATGCAGCCATACGTCACCGCAGACGGGGCAGCACAGTTTACCGTTCTTGATCATTTTCGTTGTTCCTAGAAAAACAACCTAGCTAAAAGTGTCATCACCAAACGGGCTAGGATCCGTCTTTCGGCCGCGCTGGCCTAGGTGATGACAAAATTATTCTATCATAAAAAACTGATGTACAATACATCATGATTGAAAAAAAACTCAAACCTTTTAAGGCCGATTGTCAAGAAGCCTTAGACCTCCTCCTAGTCCACATGGGTACAAAGGCCGAGATGGCCCGGCAAGCAAAGATGAGCCGGAACACCGTTTCCTACTGGTTCACACGAGGACAAATCGGCCGAGTTGCGGCCAGAAAATTTGGCTTGATGAAGGCCATACCATTCACAAAAGAGCAGCTCAGACCAGACATCAAGGACTGGACCCCTATGTATAAACGCAAATAGTTGCAAAATAGTTGTGTACAGACCAAAAAGTGTTGTACAATGCACTCACGGCAGTCTCGCCGTCTCAATGTTGTAAAGGATCATCATGGAATATAAACTCAATGACGGCGGCCGTCAAGCTGCAGGCTTCAAGGGCACAGCAGGTGACTGCGGAGCCCGGGCAATGGCAATAGCTTTGCAGCTTGACTACAAAGCCGTGTACAAGGAACTATCACAAGCAAACTGTGACAACGGTCGTTCAAGGTCAGCACGCAATGGCATCATGAAAGACATTTACACAGTAGTGCTCAAGCGTTATGGGTGGGCATGGCACAAGGCCCCTCAGTTTATAGGCCGTAAGGCTCGCTGCAGTGATATGCCAAAAGGCAGTGTGATTGCCAAGCAAGCCCATCATCTTGTAGCAGTGATTGACGGTGTGGCAAACGACACCTGGGACTGCACCCACAAAATGGTCTATGGCTACTGGGCCAAGCAGTAAAATAGTTGCAAAATAGTTGCAAAATAGTTGTGCAACACTCAAAAAGTGTTGTACAATGCACTCACGGCAGTCTCGCCGTCTCAATGTCGAAAGCCTATCATGACCGTCCTCACAGCCAACAACCCACTCATCGTCACCATCAAAAATGTCTATGGAAAAGAGATGATCTATCCTGGCAACTCTGTTGCTCAAATCTTTGCCGACATTGCACGGCAGACAACTTTGAGCCGCGATACACTCAAGCTTGCACAAGCACTCGGCTACAAAGTTGAAGTCAAGCAAACTACGTTAGAGCTCGCATGAACGCCCTCACTAGAGACATCATGAAATGGCTGAACATCAGTCTTGAGCTTGCACTTGATGTGCAATACAAGATGATGGAAACAGGCATTTCATTTGGCAGCAGCTCGACTCGTGAGCTCAAGCAGTGTGCAAAAGAATGTCTGGACTTGATCAAATGAAAGTCTTCTTGGCACTCATTGTTGTGGCAATCTTAGTGCCGGTCACTTGGCTTGGTTACTTATCCCAAATTGCCATAGAGCGTGTTTGGAATTGGGCCATTGCCAAATGAACCTGTACCCTCATCAAGTCCAAGCCGTTGAATGGCTAGGTCAGCGACCTAAGGCCATTCTTGCGCTTGACATGGGTCTAGGCAAGACAGGTGTGTCTAGCCTAGACTTGTCTGTGCCTGCATTGGTCGTGTGTCCTGCATCACTCAAACTCAACTGGCAAGCCGAGCTCAAGATGTGGCGGCCTGAACTTAGCGTGCAGGTTGTTCGCAGCCCCAAAGATCCAATCAAAGGCTTTGACGTCACCATTGTCAACTATGACATACTAGGTAAGCTTGACCTACCTAAACCGGTCACCTTGATAGTGGATGAAGCTCACTACATCAAGAACTACAAAGCCAAGCGTACCAAGCTGTTGATGGGTCTGATCAAGACCACAACCAACGTCAGCCTGTTGACAGGCACACCTATAGTCAATCGACCCATCGAGCTGTGGACTTTACTCTATTCGATTGGAGCCACAAAGCTAGGCTACTTTGAGTTTGGTATGCGGTTCTGTGCAGGATGGAAAACACCCTGGGACACCTACGACTTCAGCGGTTCAAGCCGTAAAAGTGAGCTGATCAAAGTGTTAGAACCGTTCATGCTGCGGATGACAAAAGCTGAGTGCATTGACTTGCCATCAAAAACCTATAGGGTCATTGCCCTTGATTTGTCAGTTGACAAGCGTGAAAAGCAATTTACAGCTGACGAGATTGACAAGCCTGATTCGATTCCGTTTGAAGCCATCAGTGACATCAGGCGGCTCAATGCAGAGCGCAAGCTAGACCAATCTATAAGCTACATCAAAGACTGTCTTGAACAGATAGACAAGGTTGTGGTCTTTGCTCATCACACTCACATTATTGATGGGCTAGTAGACGCCTTTAAGGACTATGCCCCGGTCATGGTCACCGGCGCAGTCAAGAATGAAGACAGACACGCAGCAGTTCAAACATTCCAAAACGATGCAAAGTGTAGGGTCTTTGTAGGCAACATCAAAGCTGCTGGAGTAGGTTTGACCCTAACCGCAGCAAGCCATGTCGTATTTGTTGAAGCACCATGGTCTCCCTCAGACCTTCAACAGGCAGCAGACCGCTGCCACAGAATCGGTCAGCAAGACAATGTCACTATTGATTTGCTGACGATAACCGGGTCCATCGATGAAATTATCTTACACAAGATACTGACCAAGATGGATGTCATTGATAGTGTCATTAAGGAGTCTACGGACATGAATGAAAAATTGATTGCAGCCAAGCTGCGCGAACTGGCCGAATTGTTTGAAGGTATGGAACCCACGGCTAAGGCTGTTGAACAAGAGGAACCTAAGACCGTTGAGCAAGAGGTGCCAACCCCTAAAAAGCCAGCCAAACAAGTGGAGATTGAAGCCTTCACCCTTGACCACATTCGCCAAGCAATGGCCAAACTGATTGGCGCAGGCAAGCGTGAACAAGCCCTTGCCATTTTGGCTGAACTTGGAGTCAAGAAGGTCAGCGAGATCAATGAAGAGCAATTCTCACAAACTATGGAATTGGTCAATGAAGCACGCTAAACTCTCACCGAGTGCTAGCTCTAGATGGATGACTTGCCCAGGCAGCGTCCATCTGGAACCTGACATCAAAGGTGGCGACTCAAGCATTTACGCAGAGAAGGGCACGGCAATGCACACGGTGTCTGACCTTTGCCTGACTAAAGGCCTTGAACCAAACTGGTTTGTCGGCAAGACAATCAACAGCCATATCATCACGCATGAAATGGCTGAGCTCGTGCAAGTCTATGTCAACTACATCCAATCTTTGAACGGCCAAAAGTTTTACGAAGAGAAGGTCACACTTGCAGAAGTCATCAATGATTGCTGGGGCACCGCAGACGCCATCATCATTGATGGTTCATTGATGAGGGTCATCGATCTTAAGACAGGCAGCGGCGTGCGCGTAGAGGCTGATGGCAACACTCAGCTGCTCTGCTATGCGTTGGGTGCTTACCTCAAATACGGCCTTGTGTACGACGTAGACACAATCATGATGACTATCGTCCAACCACCGATGAATAGCATCGATAGCTGGACCATTGAACTAAAGGAACTTTTAGCATTTGCTGAAGAACTAAAGCGTTCTTATGCAGCTATTCAAAACGAACCTAACAAGTTTGTGGCTAGCGAGAAGGCTTGTAAGTGGTGCCGTGCAAAAGCCAAATGCCCAGAGATGAACCGCTTAGCTAATGAAGCTGCAGCCATTGACTTCAAGACTAATCCAGTTGGAATGGACCTTATAGAGGAATGGTTGCCTAAGTTGTCGGTACTCAGCGCGTTTGTCGAAGCAGTAGAAGCCAAAGCAAAAGACATCTTACTGACCGGAGGCTTGATCCCTGGCTGGAAAGTTGTTGAAGGCCGTAAGACTAGGTCATGGCAAGACGTGCCAAAAACCGAGTTGTGGTTGAAAAAACAAGGCTATGACCAGATCTATACAAAGTCAGTCCTGCTTAGCGTGGCTCAAATGGAGATTGCTCTTAAAGCTGAGAGCCTAGACATGACAGCCTTGATCAAAGTAGACATTGGCCAACCAACCATTGCCCCTGAGAAAGACAAGCGGTCATCCGTAGACAAGAGTCAGTCCGCAAAAAAAGATTTTGCAAAAAGCTCAAAATAGTTGTGTACAAGCCTAAAAGTGTTGTACAATGCACTCACGGCAATGTCGCCGTCTTAATGTTGAAAGATCATCATGTCACACGAACTCGATTTCTCTAACGCACAAGCCAACTTTGCTCATAAAGGTGAAAAAGCATGGCACGGTCTCGGCCAGCAACTGGAAGCAGGCCAATCCATTGAGGTGTGGGCAAAAGCTGCAGGCTTGTCCCATACTGTTGAGCGCTCAACCGTCCAGTATCAAGCAAATGGCATTTTGTTGCCTCACGCAGGCAGAGACGTCCTCTACCGTTCTGACACAAGCGCCCCTCTCGGTGTTGTTGGCAAAGACTACAATATCGTGCAACCTGCAGATGTGCTTGACTTCTTTGCACGTCTTGCTGAGAACAACAACTTTGAACTGGAAACAGCAGGCGCACTCTCAGGCGGCAAGCGTATCTGGGCAATGGCCAAAGTCAATGATGGAGCAACCATAGTTGGCCAGGATGTTGTTAAACCCTATGTCCTGTTGGCAACATCATATGACGGCACTCTTGCAACCACGGCTCGTTTTACAAGTGTCCGTGTTGTGTGCAGCAACACACTTGGTTATGCCTCAGCTGAATCAGGTGACACTGTCCGCATCAATCATTCAAAGGCGTTCAGCGCAAAAGATGCAGCACTGGATCTTGGCATTGCAATCAACGGCTTTGAAAAGTTCTTGATTGATTCACGCCGATTGGCAAATCAACAGGTCAACAGCACCTTTGCTGTTCAGTTCCTCAAGACTTTGCTGCCTGTCAGCATGTCTACAAAGACAGTGAACGGTATTAAAGTACAAGAGCAAGTACCTGTTGAAAAGACAAAAGCTTTTCAATCAATCATGGCACTGTTCAACGGCCAAGCTATCGGCAATGAGTTGCCAGAAGCAGAAGGTACTGCTTGGGGATTGCTCAATGCTGTGACTGAGCATGTTGATCACGGCCTCAACCAGAATGCGGCATGGTTTGGTTACGGCAACAGTCTCAAGAACAAAGCTCTTGAGTTGCTGATGGATGTGGTCTAACGACCAAATGACAGGGAGGAAAGACTCCCATTTTCATCAATGTTTTAAGGACTAAAAATGTCAAAGCTTGTTACCCCTGAGTTCCGTGGATCTTTTGTGCACGTACTTGAACCGCATGCCATTAAAGGCGTTGAAGGTGCAAAGCCTCGTTACCAAATCACCATCCCACTGCCTAAAAAGAGTTCGTTCTGGACCGATCTCAACAAATTGGTTGATGAGACAGCTAAAGCAAAATGGGGCAAAATTCCTCCAAAGATGAAGTCGCCTGTTAAAGATGGTGATGAAGAAGAAAGGCCTGAGTTTGCCGGTTGCTACAGCGTGCAAGCCACGTCAAACAACAAGCCAGGCATTGTTGATGCCTCTCTGAAACCCATCATGGATGCCAATGAGATCTATAGCGGTGCTTACTACAGGGCGTCAATCCGAGCTTATGCTTGGGAGCACCCAACTGGTGGCAAAGGCGTGTCGATTGCTTTGGACAACATCATGAAAGTCAAAGACGGTGAGGCCTTTAGTGGTCGCACTGATGCATCTGATGACTTTGCTAACTTTGCCAAAGAAGATGCCGACTTGCTTGGCTAAAGACAAACCTTAGCGCAGGTCAATGCGTCGATCGGGTGAAAAGCCCGTTTAATCAATACGAAGGAGTTAGTTATGGAAAGCAGGATTATGGGCCTTGTCAAGGCCATGCATAAAAAATTTGGTTTGACCAATGATGGTCTACCTTGGCATCTTGATCCTCATGAAAAAGCCTTTCGAGTCAAAGCTTTGCAAGAGGAACTTGATGAGTACAACATGGCAACTACATTGGTCGATGAGTACGACGCCCTTCTTGATCTGATCGTGTTTGCTGTCGGCACTCTTGACAGACAAGGGCTGCCTTTGCTTGAAGGCTTTGAGAAGGTCATGAAGGCAAACATGGCCAAAGAGGTTGGTCAAAATGGTGAGAAGCGTGGTGGCTTCAAGCGTGACTTAGTCAAACCTAAGGGTTGGGTTGGCCCTGAAGCAGAGCTTACACAAATCATTGATCGGATACCAACCACCACACTAGCACCTAGTTCAGACGGCAACATTGCACCAGCACCTAGTTCAGATGGTAAGATCGTAGATGGCTTTGCACCTAAGTTTGATGCAACAAAGGTGCGAGTAGACTTGCTGCCAATAGACCCAATGATGCAAGTTGCCAATGTGTTTGGCTTTGGTGCCAAGAAGTACTTTGCCAACTCGTACCGTCAAGGCGAGACTGTTGCTTGGTCACGTACCTATGGCTCCATCATACGGCATCTTTTTGCTTTCTGGCAAGGTGAAGACACTGATCCAGAATCAGGGCTGCCCCACCTTGCCCATGCTGGAACCCAGCTCTTTATCTTGATGGAGCACACAGCTCACAACAAAGATAAAGATGACCGCTTTGTAGGGAGCAAGTAATGAGTAAGGATAACAGCACAGGAAAAGACAAAGAATTCTACAACCGTGGAAAGAAACTGTTTGATCAGATAACGCGGCTCAAACCAGTTAAACCTTACTTTACAGCAGTCCAAGGCATCCGAGACCAGTTCAAGGCTATGAAGCCAGACGAGTCTGGAATGTTGGAGATTGTTAATGCATCATTCATAGCCGATGAGCCTTCCATTTTTGGTGAAGTGAATGCCGAATGGAATGCCCGTGAGCTGCGTTGGTACATGAGCCAGTCATTGAACACCAATGACATTGCTCCGCCTGTGCCTGCGGTCTGGCAACAAGTTGCAAGCAAGAAGGGTCGGATCAACTCAAACTATGGATGGTGTGTCTTTAGCGCCGAGAACGGCTATCAATTCCATAAAGCAATTGACTCCCTTGTCTTAAACAAAGAAAGCCGACAGGCTGTGATCATTTACATCCGACCCTCGATGCATGAAGACTCAGTCATCGATGGCATGCGTGACTTCATGTGTACGTACAGCACCCAGCTGCTTATCCGTGACGGCCAGCTGAACCACATCGTCAACATGCGTTCTAATGATGCAGTCTATGGGTTCAAAGGTGACTATTTTTGGCAAAATACTGTCCACGACTTTGCTTTGATCAGGTTGCAACAAACGTACCCTGACTTAGTCAAAGGCAACATGTACTGGAATGCAGGATCTTTGCACATCTATCCACGACACATTGGGCTTGTCAAATGATTTACAACCCATTTCAAAACATACCTGTTCGTCCAAAAAGCCATGTACGTGGCTGGGCCATGCATTGGGCAGAATGCCTTGGCGTGCCTGTTGCAGGGCCAACTGACCAGCTAACTTGCCCAATCCTATACGTGGAGCATGGCGTCAATTTTGGCGGAGTGCTCAATCTGTTCGGAGGGGTCAGTGAAGGCTTAGTTGACAAGCTTGAAGAATTGGCAAACTACAAAGGCCAACTAGTCAGCTTAGACTGGCCTATGCCAAACTATGCCCATCAATTGTCTAAACGCTTAGGCCAGGCCACATGCTCAACTAGGCTGACGTCTGCCCTTTTGGCCAATCTAGATGCACGCCTTCAAGCCTCAACAACACTGACCCAACAAGATCTTAAAAACGACGTAGTTGCAATCGGTGACAGCCACTCAACAGCCTTTGCAGCTAGCGGTTCAGGTGTAATCCGGACCAATGGACTAACTTTGCATGGGGCATTACAAAAAGGCTATTTTGTTGAGCAAATAGGCCGCTTGGTTCACAAACCAAGGCGCGTAACATTAGTCTGTGGATCAATAGACATCCGACACCATATCGGTCGACAGAGCGCCCCTAAACAAGCCGTCATTGACTTATGCAGCAACTACTCAGATGTGGCCAACTTTTTAATTGATGAGTTCAATCTGCAGGTTGAAATTGCCGCCCCTGTACCGATTGAATGGGAAAAGCGCAAGATCCCTCAAACAGGTTTTTATAAAGGAACCCCATTCAGCGGTACTGTAGATCAAAGGCAGTATTGGACTGAATTGTTTATAGACAAAATGAGCCAACAATGTTTGGTCAGCCCACCAAGCAGCTGGTACTCCGTAGACCCTGAAGAGTATGCAAACATTTTCATGGAGCTCAACTCCTCGGTGCACATTGCACCGCCTTTTTACCGTCGTTTTGATTGGGGTCAACTATGAGTATCTTTACGTGCACAACTAGCAAGTCAAACATGGACATTCCGGCAGGCTGGGGCAGACATGATGCAAGGTCCTACTACATTGCAATGCGCAATGGCTTTAAGTCAAAGCTGTCAGCCCCGGTAGTACGGCCCCATGGTAAAAAGTGGGTGTTCAGAGGCGATGCTAGTGCTAGCAGCTTGAAAGGCTATGGTGCTGAGCAGTTGATAGCTGAGTGCAAAGAAGACGTTTTGGTTTATTGTGCTCCTCGCGTAGGTATGGCTATGGATGCAATCGCAACCCTTGCCAAACTCTATGGCAAACATTGCGTGTTCTTTTGTCCAGCATCAGGCGAACCTTCAATGCATCAAAAAGCACTGTTGTCTTATGGGTCTGACTTGCGTTTTATCAAGATTGCAGCAATGCCAACCTTAAACAGCTACGCTAAGAAGTGGGCTGAAAAGCATGGGGCAAAGTACTTGCCTTTTGGACTTGGCAAAACGCCATTGGTGACAGCAGGCATCATCAATCTTGCAGGACTTATCACTGAGCAGCTAGGTAAAGATCCCAGCGAGATTTGGATGTCGGTGTCTACCGGAACAGCCATTCGTGCATTGCAAATAGCTTGGCCTAAAGCGGCTTGCCGTGGCGTTATTGTTGCTCGTAATATGCATGACGGAGAAATCGGCAACGCAATCCTATGGTCAGCATCTCAGCCATTTTTAAAAGACGTATCTTTAAACAAACGGCCACCTTTCCCGTCAACGGCAAACTATGATGCCAAGTGCTGGGAAGACTTTGAAAATTTTGGCATTGATGATTCAATCTTCATAAACGTTGGCACCGATGACAAAGTGGTGGCCCAGTATAAACAAGTCAAATATACACCCCTAAAAAGCCAACGGGAATGGGGCGACATGTCTGACCTGGAGCGTGGACCATGATGCTAAACTATAGCCCTGAACTGCTGCACTCGTTGGAGTTGCATGAAATTGATAGGCATCCGTATCGTGACGCACTGAGCAAAGAATGGGATCTTTGCTCAGACTACAACCTAGAGCCGTCGATCTACTTCTTAGAAGCGGTTGCGTATCACCATAGAGCTAAATTGCTGCAAGACCGTAACGTTGGTTTGTTGCCTGAATCTACTAAGAGCGGCTGCCCTTTACAAGACAACATTCACATCTATGACACAGTCAGCCGATGGGCCGCTGGCTTTTCAAACGTGCCACAAGAAATGTTTTTAGGCAAAGACAATCCAAAACACAAATGGAATGTCAAACACGGCTATGCATGTGAAGGCTACGCTGACAAGTTCAACGATGCAGAATGGTTCTACATCTTTCTTGTGCATAGGATTTGTGGCTCAGGTGCAAGCTTTGCCATGATCGGTGACGCCAAGCTGCCACCGCATGGCTGGTACAACTCTCCAGTCCCTTACCTTTGCAAGAACGCAGACGGTGAGGACTCAATTAGGCGTTTGATCAAAGACTTTGAAGGTCCGATGTTTAGTTCAATGGGCAACCAAATTCCGTCATTCAACAAGCCCTCTTTTGGTTACAGTCAAGGAGGCCGTGAGTACCTAGTTGACATAGCCCCTAAGCTTGCACGAGACTTTTTTAATTGGTTGGTTGACCAATCAGAACCGATAAAAATCCAATCCGCTGTTGACTGGTGCTTAGACTGGCAGACACTGCATGGATGGAGAAGGTTCAAGTTTGTTCTAACCGCTTGGGTCATGGACATTGCTGAGTACTTTCCAGAACTCATTGATGAGAATTCAAACTGCTATCATGGCGCAAATGCAACAGCAGCCCTTGAGCTAGTCTTTAAGCCTATAGGCAAAATGGGCAAACAAAGCTTTTATGATACCGGCACAAGAATGTTTTGTGACTTGTTCGACTCTAGACCGATGGACGTTGAAGATGCTGCTCCTGGTTGTGACTTGATTCGGTACTGCGAGCAATACATCCAGCCTAGAGGCTATGACAGCGTAGACCGTTCAAAAATATTCAACATAAATCACATCAAGCATAGAGAAGGCCGGCAACCATCATGACAAGACCAACGCTAGATCAGACGTACATGCAAGTTGCTAGGGCATTTGCCAAAAGAGCAACCTGTTCCAGAAGGCAAGTCGGTGCCGTCATAACGGGCAATGGATACATCCTGTCTTCCGGCTACAACGGGTCTTTCCCAGGATCGCAGCATTGCATTGATGTACCTTGTGCAGGAGCCGGACTGTCTAGTGGTTCAGGCTTAGATCTTTGCATGTCAGCCCACGCTGAACAAAACGCAATAGCTAGATTGCGTCAAGTCGATGAAGCCGACACTTTGTACTGCACAACAGCGCCGTGCATAAGCTGCACCAAACTAGCATTGTGTACAAGCATAAAGCGCATTGTTGCCGATCAAGACTATCCATCTAGTGGCAAAGAATTGTGGGTTTTGGCAGGTCGTGCGTGGAGTCAGTATGCGGAATAAAGCTGTACTTGACATTGAATGCTATGTCAACTACTTTTTGATTGCCATCAAGTCTGTTGCTAACGGCAAGATTGCAACCTTTGAACGCTCAGACTGGGAAGACTTTGACGTTGAGCAACTTAAAAGCCTTTTGTCCAAGTACACAATCATCACGTTTAACGGCAACCGCTATGACTTGCTTTTGCTTAAAGGATCTATTGCCGGCTTTGATTCACAAAAGCTGAAGGCTCTGTCAGATGACATCATTGTCAAGGACCTTAGAGCTTGGGATGCAGAATCAAAGTACGCGTTGCCAAGATGCCAGTACATTGATCACATTGACTTGATCGAGGTGGCTCCAGGCAAAGCAAGTCTAAAGATTTATGGTGGTCGCTTGCACAGTAAGCGCATGCAAGACTTGCCAATAGAACCGAATGCAACGATCAAGCGAAACGAAAGAGGCTTGCTGAGTAGCTACTGCATCAACGACTTAGACACAACGATTGACCTATACGGCCGGCTCAGTGAACAGATTGAGCTACGTGAACAGATGGGCAAAGAGTATGGCTTGGAGTTACGGTCAAAGTCAGATGCTCAAATAGCTGAGTCAGTCATCAAAAAACAGATCGAGGCAATCAGGGGTGAGAAGGTTTCTCGACCTAGTCTGCCTAAAGACTTTTCATTCAACTATGTTCCTCCGTTGTTTGTTGCGTTTAAGCATCCAGGGTTAGGCAATGCCTTAGACATTTTTAAGACACGGCCATTTACACTCAATGAAAAAGGTGACGTTGCTGAACCATTGGAGGTCGGCAAACTCAAGATCAAGGTCGGGTCTAGCACATACCAACTAGGCATTGGCGGGATTCATTCTTGCGAGAAAAAAGTCCACTACATAGCTGACGCCAACCATGTCATTGTTGACCGCGACGTGACTAGCTACTATCCTAGCGTCATCTTGAACCAGAAGCTTTATCCTGACCACATCGGGCCTGACTTCTTGACCGTCTACAGATCCCTTGTGGAGAAAAGAATCAAGGCAAAAAGAGAGGGCAATAAAGTCATCAACGAGGCTTTAAAAGTTACGATCAACGGGAGCTTTGGCAAATTTGGGTCACGGTGGTCAGCCCTCTATGGACCTAACCTACTTATTCAAACAACTGTGACCGGCCAACTTAGTTTGCTAATGCTTATTGAGGCTCTTGAAGAACAAAGCATTAGTGTTGTGAGTGCTAATACTGATGGCATCATCATCTATTGCCAAAAGCGCAACCAAGCGGCCATGGAGACCATTGTTGCCAGGTGGGAAAGAACAACTGGCTTTAGCACTGAAGAGACGGACTATACGGCTCTTTACTCCAGGGACATCAACAACTACATTGCACTTAAGCGCAATGGCGGGTATAAAGTCAAAGGTGTTTATGCCGATGAAAACCTGTCCAAAACACCGACAACTCAGATCTGTACGCAAGCCGTTGTGGACTACTTACAGCTTGACATTCCGATAGAAACGACAATCAATGAGTGTACAGAGATTCGTAAGTTCATCTCGGTCAGAGCCGTCACAGGAGGGGCGGTCAAGAACAATGAGTACCTAGGTAAAGCAGTCCGTTGGTACTATGCCAAAGATGAGCAAGGGGCCATACACTACAAGAAAAATGGCAACAAAGTCCCTATAACCGATGGGGCCAAGCCGCTCATGATTCTGCCGGATTTTTTGCCCAATGACATTGACCATGACTGGTACATCAAAAAAGCTCACACCATGCTTAATGACCTTGGGGTCACAAAATAATTGTATGGCACTCAAAAAAGTGTTGTACAATGCACTCACGGCAGTCTCGCCGTCTCAATGTTATAAGGAAAACCTATGAATCAAATCTCGTCTGCGCTAGCTCAAGCTGGTGTAAAACTTCCGCCCCTTACGCGGCGTATTTGGCAGCTGTTGCACGACTCCAAGTTGCCGCGCTCTGCAGCCTGTCTTGCAAGTATGCTTCATGTGCCGCGTGGCAACGTCAGCTCAGCAATAAACTCGATGTACTCACGCGGGATGATTGCCCTTGCCAGGCATGAACCAACCCGCATAAAAGGGCCACGCGGCACTAGCATCAATCGCTCTATTGCGCAGTGGGCCGCTGTTGGGCAAGACTATGAACTACTGCAAGTTTTGCCCACCACAAAGGCTAAGCCGCCCACCCCAGTTGACGTTGAACAACAGCCTCAGCGGACCGTTGAACAGTTTGAGCTGGACATTGAAAAGATGCCCCTTTCCAAAGCATTTGCCTTGTACAAACGCTTACAAGAATTCTTTGGAGCTAATAATGATTGACTACGATGATGACTATGCAAGTTATATGGCTGACGATGGTCCAGAAGTTTTAGAGGAAGGCATCTGTTCAACTTGTTCCGGATCAGGAGAGGGCCAGTATGATGGCTCCATTTGCCCGGTTTGTAAAGGAGAAGGAGAATGCTAAACTGGCTAGCAGCGGCCTTAGTGGCCATAGTAATTTGCACCGCGTATCTATTAGACGGTCCGTCTGAGCATGACGCAAGAGTGGATACGGTAGAGGAGCGAATTCAAAAAATGTGCGGCGAGAATGCCGCCTGGAAGTTGTTGGAGGATGGGTCAATTCAGTGCTACACGCACAGGGGATTTAAGACAAGGAAGGTAACGCTATGAACGACGAAGATGACGACTACGAACTTGCTAACTTGATGTACGCAATTGCTACGGTAATCTTAGGGCTGTTTGCCGTGACAGGCATTGCTGGGCTGGCCGGGTTTATCTGGGGGATGCTATGAATACAGAGGAAGACGAGTTTCGACGAATTGAAACAGAGGCCAAGCGCCGAGCAGCGGGGGACGATGGCATTATCCGCATGGCGCGTGAGGCTGGGTTTGAAAGGGTGGTCGCTATTCACTCAGACGGCTCCAAGACCGTAACTGTTGCGCCAGTCCTAGAACTTGAAGCCTTTGCCGCCCTTGTTGCCGCTGCCGAGCGTGAGGCTTGCGCGGTAATCTGCGAGGCACAAGGCGAGTACGGTTGGCAGCAGTACGCAGATGCCATCAGAGCAAGAGGGACACCATGAAAGAAAAAACCAAGGAACTTGCAGACTCCGTGGGTGCTGTATACCCCGTGCTGTTTATGGGGCGGCATGACGGCGTAGTGTTTACAGAGACTGAACTGGAGACATTTGTTGAGTTGGTTGCCGCTAGTGAGCGTGAGGCTTGTGCGAAGGAATGTGATGAAGCAAGAGCCGCACGACTTGCAGAGCAAATCCGAGCAAGGGGACAAGCATGACTGACCTGAGACAAGCCGCGCAGCAGGCGCTGGAGGCGTTGGAAAGCAGCCGCATATTCGTGATTACGCGAGAAAAGACCAAGCATCCCGAAGGCACTGAGTGGTACGACTCGGCCATCACCGCCCTGCGCGAAGCACTGGAGCAGCCAGAGCCAAGTGAATGGCGTGACATGATTGTCGTTACCCTAGTCCGCGAAGGCATCAACAAGCACCGGGCGCGGGAGTTGACTGACCATTTTGCAGCACAGCGCCCGTGGCAGGGTCTGACTGACAAGGAGATTTGGAGCGCAGTCAGTCGGATTGGAACGGCAGACTCAAATGTCAATCCATACATAACAATCAAAGATGCCCGAGCCATTGAAGCCAAGCTGAAGGAACGCAATGGATAACTGGCCCTTCCCCACCGAGTTGCCACCAGCGCAGCCAGCCAAACCTATCCCGTTCAACCCGCAAAACCATGAGGATGCGCCGTGGTAATTTCAGACAAGATTAGAGATGTTTTAGCCCAAGCACCAGACGGCATGACTGCCCTGGAACTTGCGCTTGCGCTGAAGGTTACGCCAACAGGCGTCAGTCGTTCATTGGCCTTGATGCCTGACACCTATATCGACCGCTGGGTCAAGACAACAGGCAAGTACACCGCCGTTCACTGCCTAGCGTTTGTGCCTGACGATTGTCCGCATCCATGACGCCTATCTTCAGCACCTGGGACCGGGCGACTCTGGACAAGTTTGCGCTTGAGGCTTACCTGCGGCTGCAACAGCAACAGGACCAGCTAGAGCAGTTGCGGGGTGACTTGAAGGATGCTATTGAGGCTTACCGGGCGGTTATAAAAGAACCCCGCCGAAGCGGGGTTAAAAATTGACAACTGCGTCAATATTCTACTTTGTTTTGTTGCGGTTTTTCAATGCTTCTTCAATATCTGGGCCTTGAATTGGACTTTCCTCACGATCTTGCAAAGCCCTCTCAATGTCGGTGGTAGGTGACATGATGTCAAATGCTGTAGGTGCCGGTGCTGGATAGATTGCAGTACTTGTACCAGTAACAGTACCTGCCTCCCCTAGCGTGGCCCGAAACTGTTTAGGTGCTTGCTTAACCGCATAGGCTTCAATCATTTGCACAGCGGCAGCCACCTCGTTCGGATCCTTAGCCATTAGCATTTCAGCAATCTTTTCAGCACGTGCTTTGGACATCTGGCCAGACCTGATTGCACCCATGACTAGGCTACTCAACGCCCCGCTAAAGTTGCCTGTGGCGGCTGTCGCTGCACTTTCAATCATCCCAGTGTCTTCGTCTAAAGACGCTTTAAGGTCTAGGCGTTTAGCGGTTTGCGCCCCGCCTAGAATTTTGTTTGACTCCTTATATAGCTGGGACTCACGCATGAGAGCAGCTTTGTATAGGTCAAACTCGGCAGGGTTGTCAAACAACATTGCCAATTTCTCTTGCATGTCTGGAGAGCCAATCACCCGCTGTGCGGTATTTGGGTCATTAGACGGCCTCCCAATGGTGCTATAAATGTCACGAGCAACGCCGGTTCTAAACGCATCTTTTTCGCTGGAACTCATTGCGTCAACCATCTTCTTGACTTGCTCAGGGTCAAGAGTTTTAAACTCTTCTCTGCCCATCCGCAAGGCATCCAGAGTCTCTAAATCGCCAGCATAAGTTTTTCGAGCAAGTTTGTAGTCAGGCACGTTTTCGTCAATTGCATTTACAAACTGCTTGCGCAGATCTCTCAGTGCTGAGGCTTCTGCCGTGCTCATGCCTTTGCCACGGAATCCAGAGTCAATGGTGGCATCAATACCGCGCTTGATGTAGTCCAGTGTCCGTACATCTGGCAGCTTGACTAGATCTAAAATTTCAGCACCACTGGGATCAAATCGACCCGATGGTTTGTAGATTTCAGGCAATGCAAACTTGAGAGGATCTTCACCTTTGAGCTTTGCTGTCTGGGCCTCTGTGTCAGCAATTCCACGTGCCTTGTCAAAGAACGCTTTGAATTGTGGGTTTTTAAGTACCTCAACAATCCTAGGGTCATCAACGTCACCGTGCGCATATGCTTTTTCATACAAACTTTTTGCATTATTTCTAAGTTGGGCCGTCAGACTTTCTTCCATGTCGTAATATTCAAGCGGCTTTAGCGCTGCTTTTGTTTGGGCCTTAACGCGATCTCGTGCGCCTAGTCTCTGGGTTGTCAGCGCATTTTCAATTGCGTTACTACCAGCCCCTGAACGCTGAGCCACTGCTTCAGCCAGATCCCTGAGCGCCGGGTTTGCATTGGCCATGACCGACGGAACGCCCATTGCCTTTCCTTGTACCGGAACGCCCATCGCCCTGTCTTGTGCCATCTGTGCCTGAACATCCTGAGGACTAACCTTGGCTTGACGCATAGCCTCATTTATCTTTCCTAGCGCTCGGTCTTGCACAACTTCAGGCGTTGAGAACAAGCGCTCTCTGAGCCACTTACCCGCACCTCCAGCGGCTCGTAGGGCTATTGGCAGACCAACACCTAGACCACCGCCAATCAGAGCACCAGAGCCTGCACCGCTTGTACGGTTACCTTCGGTTGCTGAGCCTGCACCTGATACGGCTCCACTTGCTGCACCTAATGCACCTAGTCGCGCCAGACCTGCCGGTTGCATACCTGGTACAAACATCATAGCTACACCTGGGGCAGCGCCCCCGACAAACTCAGACACGCCCTGGGTAAATGGGTACTGCTTAGCATATTCGCCATACTCGCTACGTATTTGTGGCAACAACGTCTCGTAGGACTCACTGCCCAACTTTGACCGCAACCAAGCCTCAGCTTCATCGCCCCAACCCATGCCAACGCCTTGACCTAACACCGCACGAGCAGTGTTGAGGTAGGGATCAACTGACCTCTTCCCTAACACAAGATCAGACAGAGTTAGATTTGAAACTTTATCACCCATTATTCAGTCTCCTCTGCAATTGCTGGGGCCGTAGTGCGGTAGAGACCCTCATTGATAAGCTTTAGACGTTTCTTGGCTCGTTCAGAAACCGATTTAAGTGCCTCGTAGCCACTCTCCATAATCAGCTTTCTTTCTTCTATGCTCTTTGAACCTAAGCCCACCGTGTTCATTAGGGCCGTGCGTTCACCATCACTGATTGCACCTGGGAACGTAGCTTTAAGGGACGAAAGTGCTGCTTTCTCAAGAATGTTTTCAAGTACACGCGTTGCAACAACTTTTGGATCTTCACGGCCTGCGGCCTCAAGAATTTTACGTTGTGCAAGATCAGGCAGCGAGTTGTCAAATGTTGAAGGGTTAAGCGCATAGGCCCGACGCAAGTTATTCATAGCTTGCTCAGTCGTGCCAATCATATCTTCGGTCTCAATTTTAAGTTTCAACTCAGGCTCAGACAGTCTGGCAGCGTTTGCTTTTGCTTTATCTTGCGCCGCATCAAACTTCTTTTGTGCAAGTAGTCTAGCTTCCCGACTCGCCTCAATAGACGCTAGACTTGCTTGAGCAGCGGCACCAGCAGCATCGGCCCCGGCTGTCGCCCTCCTAAGTGCTTCATCAGAGATTGCTGTTACGCGAGCCTGATATTTTGGAGTGCCTGGAATCAAACCTTCGTCTTGTGCTTGCTTGCCGAAGGTTGATTGGGCTTCGCCGGATTTGAAATATTCCTTGATCAAATCACGCCCATAAGCCGCTTTCTCTTTCATCTCTTCGCTGGTCAATGCTCGCAATGCCGTGACATCTTCTTTTGCTGCAGTCATACCTGCCTTGGCACCTTCTAAGCTTAGTTGCAATCTGAGTGCTTGACCAGCTTTGCCTGCCAATCTAGTCTCTTTAGCTTGTTCAGCCATGCTCTTGTTGACTTCAGCCAGGCTTTCAAAAAAGTTACCTGTTTTTGTAGGTGCGCCAAATGCAGCGGCAAGACGGAAGTACATCTCAGCGTTTGAAGGCTTATTGTCGTCTTGGCCCTTGATTGCTTTCTCCAACATGTCGTTGAAGGCTTTTGTTTGTGCTGTGGCCGCAGCCCTAGCAACACGCAACTCATCTGCATAGGGTGACTTTTGGGATTGGTTGTCCAACAGCATCTTCTGCAGCATCGCCATGGTTGGGCTCATTGGGATTGTGGTGTCTTGAGGCTTATCCATGGACAACCGACTTGCCGAGTCGTCAGCATACTCAGGTTGGATGTTGATCACAGGATTTGCAATCTTGTTTGCAATTGCGGCCCGTGATATCAAAGCCATCCGATCTGGGCCAGGGTCAATGCTACCTGCGGCAAATTTAGGGGTAAAACCCGGCCTTGCGTATTTTGCTGCCAAGTTTAATAGTGTTCGGTCTACCGCAGGGGGCGCGGCTCGGGCCACCACAGGCATTGAATAACCATACGTGTTGGTGACAGCATCACCGGCTTCACCAAAGAGCCTAGGGTCAAATGGGCTGTAACCCTTGCCCGTTGCAACCTCATCGGTTTCGCCAAAGAGCCTAGGGTCTAGCGGACTGTAACCTTTACCCGTTGCAACCTCATCGCTCTCACCATAAAGCCTAGGGTCCATAGGGCTGTAGCCTGGGCCAGTGGCAACCTCATCACTCTCACCAAAGAGTCTGGGATCTACTGGCCTGACCAATGGAGCGGCTTCTGCAACTGTTGGCGGTATGGCAACTGTTTCTTTTAATGCTGTTAACGGTGATGCACTGAAAATAGCTTGCTCGATTTCTCTGGGTGTGAGTTTTATCGACTCTGGCATGGGCTGAATTAAGTCCCCACCAGATGGCTCCGGTGCTTCAGGCACGGCTGACATAAGTCGCTCAGGCATAGCTGATGCTATTTGTCGAGTTACTAAATTTTCTGGTGCTGCTTGAACAGGCTCCTCATCAAGCCTCCTATAAATTTCCGCAACCCTGCTCATGGCGTCTTCACGCTCATTTTTTGTTAATTTCCCACCTTCCAAGGCTTTAATCAATCTTTCTGCTTCAGCCATACTTGACATAACATCTCCGCCAGCTTGATAGTGGCGAACCGCACCACCTTGGGCGTAGCTGTCTACGTAGCCGCCTTGGTTGTAATAACCGCCACCCTCGTAACCCCCACTATCAAAACTGCTACTAAAACTACCAAAATCTGGACTACCAGATGGACCATAATCAGCAGGTGTAAACGATGGCGCTTCTGCTGCTGCAAGACTTGCTGCTGCGTTTGCCATTGCTGCTGCATCCTGTGCTTGCGCCTGTTGTGCTTCTCTGGCTTCTGCTATTGATGCCGCAAGTGCAGCAGCTCTACCTGCGTCTTTAGCAGAATCCCCAGCATATGGATCAAATAAACCAGGACTAATCATACCGCCACTTGGAATGGTGCTTTCTTTGCCAAAATTTCTGAGGCCTGAATAAGCCTCTGTACCTTTTGCAATAGCTTGTTGTTCTCGCACAAAATCGGGCACTAATGAATTTTGCAGAGTTCCAAGACTTGTAATCCCCAATATATTTTGACCAGCTCGTGTAATTGCACCAAACATTGGATTGGCACTATAAAACGCAGCTTTTTCTTCAGAGGTCATAGCATCCCAGGCAGGGTTTGAACTACGCTCTCCACCAGCGGGGCTACCATTACCGCCATCGTATGGCAAAACATACGGCGTAGTCTTTGGCACAGTCTGAAGGACGCGCAACGCAGTAGGCATGTTGTAGATAGGCTCATTTAGGACAGCCCTTTGATTTCTTTGGAACTGCGGCGCACTGTACATAGACATGGTAGCCAGTTGAGAAGGCTCCTGATCAATCTTTCTATAAATTTCTGCAATTTTACTCAAAGCCTCTTCGCGCTCGTACCTCGTTAATGTTCCACTCTCCAATGCCTTGATCAATTCTTGGGCTTCGGCCATACTTCCTGTAACACCCCCGCCAAATTCATAGTGGTGAACTGCGCCGCCATGAGCGTAGCCGCCAACATTTTTATTTATGGGAATGGGGTTAGCTGCCAAAGCCGCCGTAGCAGCAGCTGAATTTGGTAAATACCGCAGCAAACCAGTGGCAATGTCAGCATCATTAAACCCTTGCCCTCTAGACGCTGCAATTGCTGCTGTGATTTCCTCTGGCGTACGGGTTGTACCTGCCGGCGTAAACGCCCCAATAGTTTGTTCCCCCGTAACACCTTTACTGGCAAGTCCTTTTACAATATCAGCATCAGTAAATTTGTTTGTTCTACCAGCTGCAATTGCATCAGCATCAGAAAATTTTTCTAATCTGGATGCGTTAATTGCCGCTATGATTTCATCCCGTGAAGGTGAATTTGCAACTGCCGTAGTAGTACCTGCTGTAGTACCTGTACCCGTTGTAGTACCTGTACCAGCTGTAGTACCTGTACCTGTTGTAGTACCAGCTGTAGTACCTGTACCTGTTGTAGTACCCGTTAAGCCTGTAGTACCCGTACCCGTTAAGCCTGTAGTACCGGTATTTCTAAGACTTTGCTCATAACTTTTCTGCCACTCAGGAGTTGCACTAAACCCAGCGGCTGTAGCAGCAGCTTTGACTTTAGCATAACCACCGTACTTGTCAAAATCTGCTGTTGAAGCGCCACTAGTGCTAGCTCTATACATTAAATCTAGTGCTGCGGCTGGGGTAATTGTTGTGCCTGTTAAACCCGTTAGACCCGTTAAACCCGTTGGGCCAATTAGAGCGGTAGGCATGTTGTAAGAATTCTGATTTACTGTGGCATTTTGACCCCCTGTGACAGGTGAGTATTGGTCAGCAAACATGCCTGTGCCTGGGCTGCTCGTGATTCCTCTTCGGAACTGAGGCGCATCGTACAAAGACGTGTTAGCCAAACGATTCTTGTATTCGTCCGAATAAGTCTTGTACATGGCTTGATTCGAGTTGTACAAAGGCATATCCGCGTTGTACTTGGCCAACAAAGCATCATAGTTTGCTTTATCTGTTGAGCTAGCAGTAGTTGATAAATCATCTGGCTTCATTGGCATTGGCATGCCGGAATAGGACAAAGTTGGTGTGCTAACACCAAACTGCTGCATCAATCGATCAAGTTCATAGCCCATAATTTAACCTTACTGTGTTGGTTGACCCAGCGCGTTCAGACCCTTGTATGCGTACAGTCCGGTTGCCAGTTGTGACAATGGTGACGGTGCAAAAGTGGTTGTAGACCCACTTGTGTTTGTCGTTTGTGGCGTGATGGGTGCCATACCCCTGATTTGCGTGCTGAGAAAATCTGCCTGTTGCCTTGGATACATCTGCTGTTGCTGATACTGCTGATAAGCGGCATTGAGTTGAGCCTGCTGCTGGGCTTGCTGAGATGCTCCTGCGGCTTCTAAGCTTGCCACGTCTGCTGTCTGCATACCTTGTCTTTGCTGCGCCATGCCGGCCATCTGATTCAGCGCAGACATCTGCCTTGCAGCATCTGTGCTGGCTAGTTGTCCGGCAGCTGTCCCAATTGTTCCATATTGTCCAGCCGTTGCGAGCCCTTGCGAGATACCCTGCTGCTGAGCACCAGATAATGCTTGACCTCCGGAGAGCACCAACTGTTGCTGAGCTTGAGTCAATCCGCCTATATTCTGGCCAATATTGCTGATTTGTCCAGCCGCCTGTAATTGTCGCGCTGCATCTTGTGCTTCCGCTGCTTGAGAGCCTTGTGCTGCACCCATCCCAAATTGCTGCTGAGCCTGACCAGCAGCGGTTTGTGCTTGGCCAACATTGGTAAGGTTTTGCATCTGTCCAGAAGTAATCTGAGCAGCGGTTTGCCCCAAGTTACCGTACTGAGCCCCACCTTGCAACAAGCGAGAAAGGTCTGCACCATAGATGCTACCCACAGTACCTGCCAATTGCGCTTGCCGTGCGAGGTCTGCTTGAGAAGCACCGAGAGCCTGCCCGTAGCCCTGGTTGGCAAGTTGTGCCTGTTGGTTGAGTACGGACTCCTGCGTGTCGCGCAATGCCCGTGAGCCAAACTCGCCCATGCGGTTACCACCAAACTGGCCTGCACGAATAAATTGATCTGACACAGCAGGTAGCAGATTCTCAGACAAGTTTCTTGCACCTTGCTTGGCAATTACATCCATGACCCCTGTTTGATAAGGAGACATGTATTTAGCAACGTCTGTGTATGAGGCTTTTTTTGCCTCTGTTAGGTAAGGCTCAGTTTTTGTATATGCCTTTTCAGCTAGTCCGGCTGCGGTTTGAGTATCAGCATCTGCTAAATATGGGTTGGCTACCGATACTGCATCTAGAAGACCTGCTTTTTTGTATAGTGCTTGACCATATTTTGACGCATCGCCTGCAAGCGCTTCGTTGAGATATTTGTTTTGCGCAGTGCCTAAACCGGTTGCTGTATTTACAGCGCCGGCAGCTACCGCATTTTTATTAGCAGCGTCTATGTAGGATTGGGCTTTTGTAAGCCCATTCATTCCTGTGGCACTTGTCACAGCCGTATTTAGAGTGTTGTATGGGTCGTTTAGATCGGTTTTTAGATCAGCCAGCATTAAGGCTTGAGCCGTTAATCCAAGCGCACCTTTGTCTAAACTAGCGTTTGATTTAGACAGGTTTTGCATGCCGGTTTGAGCCGCTGCAAGTTGCGGTGACCACGAGCCTTGATTTGCCTGAATGTTTGTGTAAGCCTGCTGTTGTAGCGGTGAAAGTTCAGCAACCGATGGCAAACTGTAGGGTTGGTACGGCGTGTTTGCAAGATTTTGCGCCAGTTGAATCTGGTTGTAGATTGCATCTTGCATCCACTTTGGCGTTTCAGTCGTAGACGTTGCATACGACGGGGCGCTTTGTGGAGACCCTGTAAATAGACTTCCCATATCATGCGCCTCTCAAATAAGACAATGGCGATTTTGCATCTGGCGAGAACTTACCCTTTGCCAATGCTTTGCCCTTCTGTTTTCTAATTTGCTGGCGCATCAAATCTAATCTTTGCGCACCCATTTTGCTAGAACCATCACCAATTAAGGCAACGGTTTCAGCATCAAACACATACTCCCCATCGCTCAACTTTGCGTCAATCATGTCGTCACGACCAGAGCCGCTCCCCCTAGCCATGTATGCAATTTGAGACAGCGCACCGCCCCTAGCTTTCTTGACGACAGGCATATTGTAAGTACCCGATGTAATTTGTGGCCAACTTTGCGCCATGAACTGACTTAGGCTCATGTTAGACTTAGCAGCATCTTGCTGCATCCTAGGCCAATCCCATTTAATGGATGGGCGGTTAAAATATTCCTGTTGCTCAGGCGACATGGATTTGACAGCTGTTTGAGCTTCAGCAGGCGCAGATAGCAATCCAGCAAGTGGTAGCAAAGACGCTGCTGTACTAAGACTAAATCCTGATTTAGCATCTGGCTTAGCAACAGGCGCACTTAGATTATCAACTGCCGCCTGCGACGGTTTGCGCATTCCAGCAGCTAAGCCTGACAATGCACCCCCGGCCAAAGCTGTTTGCGGGTCGTAACCGGCAACCATTGCATTCTTAAAAGTCTCACTACCTGCAGCTAAGCCTGTGCCAAGAGCACCTGGACCGCCCATCGTTCCTACAGCATTCCCGATGTAGTTGCCAAGTGCTCCTTGGGCAGCACCTTCTAACGGACCACGACCCGTAGCCATGCCACCTAAAGCGCCGGCAAGACCACTGCCCAGCAAACCTTGTGTGGCCGCGCTTGCCTCTGGTGCAAACATTTGCCCAAGGTTGCCGCCTAAACCGCCGCCCATGCCGCCCATGATTGCGCCTTGCAGCGGGTTGCCGCCGGTTATGGCAGACGTGCCCGCGCCAATCAATGCGCCGCCCAAAGCAGGAGCCCATGTTGCAGAGGCACCCAAAGCAGTGCCTAGCGTAGTTCCGATTCCAGGCGCAATGAAGTCCAAAGCAATTGGTAAAGCCACTTTCCACAAATCACTAAAACTAAAATATTCAGGCAATCCCGTGGTTGGGTTGATTGTCCCACTGCCACCAGCTTGACGAAGCATCTGGGCTTCTCGTGGATTGATATGCGCCAGCATCGTGTCGCCATTGCGACCGGCCATGCGCATCTGTCGCGCGGCGGAGGCTAAGCCGCCCCTAGCCATTTTCGCAGTAGACCGCTCCTGCAAGCCGTACAACAAGACTAAAACTGAAATCAATACGACCGGGTTAAATTGCTCAGGCAAATCTTCTGCTGGGGCTAACCCGTCTTTGATGATTGCGTCTCTAATTTGCGGATATTGATTTGGGTTGTTCAAGGCGAACTCGAGCATCTTGACCAGCTCAGCAAGTTGCTCCGGAGCAATGTCCGTGTCGCCCATTTGATTTTCAACAGTCAATATCGCCTGCGCAAATCGCGGGTCTTTTTTGGCTATCTCTAGGATTTCTTGCTTATTCATTTGTGTGCCTTATGACAAAGCCTGGCAAAACCGTTCTGCCCACTCACGCCAATCTGTAAAATCGTATGGTTTTGGAAAATTATGGCCTAGTGAGGTGTTGTTCAAAAATTGCATAGCCCAGTCTTGCCAGTCGCCATCTTTGTCTAACCTACCAAAGGCACCGTAACTGTCTAAATCAAGCGCAACCTGGTCGGCCCAATCATTGAGCTGCATGTACGACGGGCGGGTGATTGTTGTCATTCCAACACCGTCCTGTCACCGCTATCAATGTGGCCAATAATCTGGCCCATCTGGTAATCACCACCCACAGCGTTTGACTCAAAACGCACACGCAACTCTCGGCGCATTTCTTTCATCATGACGATCTGCTCATAGGGCTGCGTAGCAGTTTCTTCAAAGATCCACTGCTGACTAAGCACCTCCGGAGCACGAGCGTTAGCCCGTCCGGTAACTTGAACACTCATTGGCCCGGCTTGAATAAAGTCAGGTTCAATGACTGTAATCCGGAGTCGTGCATCATTGCCTTGGACAAGCGACGATAAGTCAGCAGTCTCAAAATACGATTGAACTGGCGATGAAGTAATGCCGTCAATTTCATCTGTGCCTTGTTCATGAATCCAGACACGATAGCCGCTTGACGCAGAAACAGCATCTACAAGCAAAGGAGCAGCAAAGGCATTGTTAAAACCACCAGCACTGCGGCCTGATTCCGGCAGTGCCGTGTCATACCAAGTCTGTTCTCTCACGTTGTAGATGACCGCGTGGGTGCATTCTGTAGCGTCATCCCGTGGGTAGCACCACCAAATCTCGCCATAGTAGGGCATCTTAAAAGCAAACACTTTGCTGCGCTGGTTGTCATTCAGATTGTTGAAGAACCAGTTCTGGTTAAGTGTGTTAGGTACATCTCGCACCACGCCGTTGAACATCAAGAATCGATCAACACCGGCCCAAAAGAACACGCCGTCATAGTCAACCACGCAATCGGGTGACATGATTGATGTATCGGTAGCTATCACATCAAATTGAAATATAGTGGCCCCGCCGGTAAATGTTGCGCGGATTACAGCATCATAGGCCCAGAATAAACCAGCAGGTGCAGAGCCAGAGCCTGCTCTTAGCGGCATACCCTTGACAATCTTTTGCCCCCACACACGGGCAACCCCTGAGCCTGAGCCAGATAAATCAGTAGGGATTCCCGGCACAGACCAGCCCACAATCCCTGCTGTGCCGAAGTAGAACAGGTAGGGGTGTAGAGATACGATGCCGCCAGTTACATTAGCACCGGAGGGCAATGCAATTTCAGTTAGTGTTGCCGTTGTTAAAACATCGCCGATAAAGATCTGGCCGCCCGTATCGTTGCACACACATTCGCCATTGGGTGCTACGTGCGCAATGATAGAGTTATCGGTTGTGGATGAACTGTACATGAATTGGAACATCCACTTGTTGTACACCGAACTAACTAATGCAGCGCTGCCTCCAGTCATGTTGGTTGTTGAGGCCGTAAGTGTGGTTAGCGTTACGGCCACCACAAACCCATTAACAGAGGCGCTTGCAGTTGCTGCCGTGATGGTAACTGTTGTGCCAACAGCAACCGCGCTGTAGTTAGGTGAAGACGTGAAAGCCGTGATATTTGCAGCAAGGGCTGTAGCTGTAACGGCTAGACTAGTGCTGTAAGCAACAGAACCCGAAGTGACCGTAACCCCGTTGACCGTCACGGTGTCAACGGACCCAGCAGCGCCGGTCAACAAAGTAACCGTACCCGTTGCAAAGACAGCAACAGGGGCTCTGCTGCTGATAATTGAACTGTTTCCAGTGGCGTCAATCGTAAAGCGCTCTAGCGTGCTAGGACCGCCGGAGTGACAGTACTGCAAAGATTGCTGCGTAAACGAAGAGAAACCCCTGGATATTTGGGTCAAATATTTGTTGATTGACCTATAGCCGCCAATCTTGCGAGGCAGCCCGCGTTGAAACCGCACCCACTGGCCATCAATGTAAAAATCGCCGTCAAATTTAGTACCGTCCCGTTTGATTCCAGGAGTTGACTTTAAGACTACGGTAGGTACTGGCATTTAGAATGTCCCGCCAACAACCACACCTGCTGGTGCTATTCCCAGGGCTGTCCAAGCTGCCTGCTGGGTTGCCGCAATAAAGATGGCATCGCCTGTAGAAGAGGCACCTAAGTTAATGCGAGCACCGGCAGCGGTTGTAGCCCCCGTACCGCCATCAGCAATTGAAATCGGAACCGATACTGTATCGGTGCTTGCATCAACCACATTTGTGCCATCAGAATAAAGTATGGCTCTAGCACCAGCTGTAACTGCTACACCTGTGCCCGCCGATGTTTTTACGGTCAGTGTGTACGCACCAGTTGTGGCGTTACTCACCCAGTACTGCTGGACAGTTGCAGGAACAATGATGACTCGGTTGCCAGTCAATACGCCGGTAAAATTGTACGCAATCCGATTTAATTCCGATCCGGTTAGCGTGTAGTTGCCTGTCCCGGCAACCGCAATTGAGGTGTAGTCGAAGGCAAATGTTGCAGACTGTCCAAATCCAATTGTGAAGTAATCTGTGCCGTCCGTAGCAATAATTGCTGAGTCACCTGGACTAAAACTCAAGGTTGCCGCACCATTGATAAGAGGCGTGCCCGATGGGTCAACTACAACCGAGCCGCCACCGCCATTGCGGAAACAGAGGAACCAGTTGTCGCCCATCGTAGGCGCGGATGGCAGCGTAAGTGTTCCACCACCGGAGCCTGTCCACACAAACATTTTGGCGCGGTCAGTAACACCCGCCGTATAGTTTGAGTTGAAGTTGGTGATTGGTACCGACTGTGACAACAAAGTCCCAACGGCCACGATACCTGTACCGGCCAATGCCGAGGCATTTGCTGTAGAGGTGGTAGACCCAAATTGCAGAGTTTCCCAAGTGCCTGCTACCGTGCTGTTGTTAGTTAAGTAAATTTGCCAGATTGTTCCGGACGGAATTGATACTACTTGCACCCCTGTTGCATCTTTGACAACAAAAGTAAAAGACCCCTGGTTGTTGAACAGGATGGTTTGACCAGTGCCGGTCTTTTTGGCGTCAGGAAGTGTAATGAAATACCCGCCAGCACTGGCGGTAACGTCCATGATACGAGTAGCTAGATTTGTGCTTGTTGACGCCTCAGTGGGCCAGCTGAGTGTGATGTCGGCACTTAGCGCAACTGAGCTATAGCTGATCTCACTTGGGTAGATGTTTGCGCCGCCAAACACATCGTTATAAATGGGCATTATGCTTCACTCCGGTTGGATGAGCGGTCAAGAATGCGCTTCAAATCTTCGCCATTGACCGCCTGGGCTGCTCGGTCGTACATGGCTTGCCAAGTCTGGATTCGCTCATCGTTTTTAAGGAAAGGCGTGGCCTCAAGCAAAGCGGCATAGAGCAGCACATCTGGGATGTACTCTGTGACCCAATTGGTCTGGAAATCGTCACCAAGAAACCGAGGTTGCTCGTAGTACAAGATCTCTAGCGTTTTGGCTGCGGCTGGTGTCGGCGTAATTAGCCAGTGCTGATAGTCATAGTCAGCGTAGTACGCTGGGTTGCCGGTTGTTGCTTCAACAGGCCAATAGTTGCGCAGGTATTCGTACGATCTTGCATAAATGGGGATGCCGTCCACAGTCATTGACACCGTATCACGCCAGCGGTCGGGCTTAAGGTAGACCGCAACGCCTATGGACAACGGGGTAGTGACTGCACGAATAAACCCTTGAATTTTTAGTTCGCGGGAAATCCTACGCTCTCCGAGCGTTACCAGCCTCGGCAGTTGGTCGTAAACAATCTGGTCGCTAGCCTCTGTAAACCCGCGTTCCAAATATCGGCGCAGATCTACCAGTAGGCTATCATAGGTCATCACATATGCCATAAGTGCCTCGTTGATGATAGCAGCTGGTGCAGCATATGCTCAGGTGCGAATTATAAACCCAATTTTGCAAAAAGGACTCATTTTTTATTTCTCGCTGAGATGCCTTTGGCTTTAGACCGAGCATCTTCCTTGCTAGAAGCACCCCACGCCTTGAGTGACAGCAGCAGCCTGGTGGGTTCACCATCTTTGCGTTCTGGCCCTGGCATATTGCCCATTCGTGCCAAAAAAGATGCACGACGAGGGTTGTCACCAGACTTGACTGGTGGCCTTAACGTGCCGCCGGTCTCTGCATGGTAAGCAGCTCGACCCGCAGCGTTTAGGCCACCCTTTGGATTTTTGCCAGACTCTTTCATTTCTTCTTTGCCGTTTTTGCCGAGTCTTTAAAGTCTTTGGCAGTAGGCGCTGCCTTGCTGCCAACTTTGTTCATCTTTTCCTTGCTTCCTGCTTTGATGCGTTCTTGCTTAGCATGGATGTTTGCGTAGAGTCCAGGTTTCATTTCAATTCTCCATTAAGATAAAAATAATGCACGTTCGTCATTGCGGCGCTTGACTAGTCCCGGCAAGATTTTACCCCCGCCCCTCGTAAACTTCAAGAACTCGTCGGCAGCTTCTTGCGTCTCGCCCCGAAGCATCTTCTGACGGAGGGTTGATCGCTGTACGCCCCCCAGACCCAAATTAAAAGCAAAGCTGACAAGAGCATCGTTTTGACCTTGGGTAAGCACCATAGGAAAAAGTCGGGCGACCCCAGTTTCAAATCGCTGGAGATCAAAAGCAAGGGTTCCATCTACTTCGTCTTTTGAAAAAGTACGGTTGTCATGCGGCTCCAACGGGTAAGCGTCTCTTTGATCCAAAGGTAAACGACCTTGAGCGGGGTATAAAACATGGCCTACTCCTACAGTCCAAAGTTTTGCTGGGCAACGGTAAGGTTTAAACCGCACGCCTTCATGGTGTTTGATCATCTCCTTGCAGCGGTCGGAGACTTTCAATCTTTACCACCTTTAAACGCTCTGCCACCAAAATGGAAGCTGATGATTGACGCAAAGATGATCTGGGTGTCGGCGTCCCACAGTTTGGCAATAAGCACATCAAATGCAATGTCCCGATGCCATGCGTAAATAAAACCACCGACTTCAACAAACGCAAACAGGATGAAGAACCCATACGTCAGTATCGGGCGCACACCGGAGCGCAGGTTGACCATCCACTGACTAGCGCCCTGTCCTATCGCTATGTCGTGCGCGTAGAGTGCAGCCCGTTCTGATGCCTCGGCTTCAATGGCCTGACCTTCGACTTTGATCTCCTCCACCCGTTGTGCGGCCTCAAAGCCAGCTTTGCGTAGCTCCAACTCACGCTCAATCTGCAACTGCGCCATTGCCATCTCATGCTTCTTGTCAGCACGGTCTTGAAAGAAACCAAGCAACTTGGGTAGGCCACCAGCAAGGAAGGAGATCAGGGTAGAGAGTAGGGTTAGCATGATTAGCCTTTAAGGTCAAAACTTAAATTTGCATGGCGAGGGTATTGAACGACACGCTCACCCTCGGGGCATTTGTATTTGATCGTTGCCAGCAGCGTAGCTGTGCCGGGTGCAATCTTTTCTTTTCTGACCATCGTCAACTGGTAGGAAAAAGTATCAATCTGTGGCCCCGCTGGGCCGCTGAACTTACTTGCCGTTGTCGTTGCCTCATGCACCATGCCCGATGCGTCACGGATGCTGGGGGTAAAACTCTCAACAGAGCAGTCGTCCCGCTTTTTGATTCGGGCCACTGTGACGTTGATGGGCTGTCCAGCATCTGCCACAATTTTAAAATGCTCTGGTGACCACTCCAAAATAGCCCGGTCAAACCAACCAAACTTGTCGGCAAGCGTGTAACCGCCACCAATCGCTGCAATGCTTGCGGCAACGGCTCCAATGGCTTTGGTAAGGTCAATCATTTGTCTTTACGGTTGAATATCTCAAACAACGATTTAACTTTTTCTTCCAACACGGCAATTTTGATATCCATCTTAGCCAGCACAATAATCAGCGTAATCAACGCCAGCAGCATGGGCCATCCCTTCGCCAGTGCCTCTATAAATTCCATGATTAGCGGAAAGTGCCATTATTGATAGCGTCCATCATACGTCTGCCGTACCTCTCCACCGCCTCCTTGGTAATAACGTGTTCGCCAATTTTTAGCGCCCCGTAGCCATCGTCAGGTGCAGGCGCGCGGCCCATCAAGCGTTCGGGTGTGACCATGCCGCCTTGGTTGTAGCCCAAATCAGCAGCATCAGCAGGACTGCCGCCACTGGTTCCAGTTCCAACACCACCGCCAAACCCACCGCCAAAACCAACATCAGCGCCAGCAAAACCGCTACCAGTTGAACTTAGGGTTGGATTTTCTCCAGCATACGGGTTGGGCGTAGCCGCCCGAGTCTCGACTTGTGCGGGATTCAAAGACACTGAGGAACCACCAAACATTCGCCCCAATGTGTCCATAAAACCAGAGGATTTTGGCGCAGTCTCACCCGCAAACTGGTCGCCGTAAAGTCCAGTGGGCGTTATCCCAGAAGTACCCGGTTGCGAACCATAGCCGCCGACTTGCAAACCAGTGCCAGGGTCAATCCCTCGGGCAACTGACGCCTGCTCTGCTACAAAGTCTGGGAACATTGCGTTTTGCGCCCTCATTGCCATACCTATTCCAAAGGGGGCGTAATTTACAGCCTTCTGACCAAATTGGGTCACTGCCGCCATCGTAGGGTTGTCGCTGTAATAAGAGGCTCTTTGGGTGTTGGACATGGCGTCGAACTGAGGGGTGGCGCTGCGCCCGTCCCCACCGCGCCCCATCTGGTTTTCTTGCCGCTTACGCAACATCTCATTGAAGGCATTTAGGTAGTAATTCATATCTTCAACCCGTGGTTTCGGAGGAAGTCTACAAACAGATAGGCCACACCAATAATAGCCGCCCAGACCAGACCGGCAAGTGTCTTCTCAATGATGGCCTTCCGCAACTTTTCCATGTCGTTCTGCGCTTTGATGGCGTTCTTCACCCACTGCTGCTCCTCCATGTCGAGGCAGGTGTCGCTGCTCTTGAGCGCAACGAGCAGGTCGGAGATCAGCAGGGAGCGGTCTTCTGGTGTCATTGTGAACCACCTAAAATTTCCATAGCGTTGGTAACTTCTCTAGGAGGAGCAAGCATATTTTGAGCGCCTCGCGTAAAAAACACTGGAGTATTTTCAAACGCGCCCTCAAGTACATCTGGAGTTTTACCTAACCTCATGCGACTAGCTAAACGATTAACGTCTTGCACCCTACGCGCTTCCGCTAGGCTTTTAGCCGCCATGCCTGCTGCCGCCGTGTAAGCTCCATAAGGATTAACTGCAGTAAAAATTGCTGCCGCTGGAGTTGTTGGGGAAAACTTGCCCATAATTTTAGTCAAGTTTTGTAGCGTTCCACCTTTAGCAGCATCACGAATTGCCTCTTGTTCGTCTGCGGTAAAAAACCGCATTTTTTTGTCATTTTTTGCTAGTGCCGATAAGCCTTGAGCAACTGTTGGTTCTTTGCTTGTTTGTGAAACTTCAGCACGAGAAACAATGTCTTCAATCAATTCTGATTTTTTAACTTTGGCGTAGTCAGCGCGGGCAGCTTTCCATGCATCAAGGGCAATTTTGTCGCCGCTAACAATCGCGCTTGGCGGCGCGTTTAAAATGTATTTGTCGTAATCGTCAAGAAGAATATTACCCATTCTGCGTTCAGCCGAATCCGCACTGCCCGCAGCGTTCCCAATAATTTTGCGAAGCGCCGTTATTTCGGCAACATTTTTTGGCCTGTCGGCTTGTAATCGCGCAAGCGCAGCATCTACTTTTGGATACACCCCAGACACATAACCTTCCGTAGCTTCCAAATGAACAGGCAACAAACTCATTCGTTGATTAAATTCGTTTTTGTTAAACTGAAGACTAGATTTATCTAAAATATCATAGTTGGCTTTGGATTTAGATAACAACTCTTCTGCCGTTGGAACAGCGCCACGTTTTACTGGACGCACACCAGCTACTACGCTAGTACCAATACCAGCAGCCAACCCCGCCAAAGGGTTATCCGTCAATTCCGTAACGGTTTGTCCTGTAGACGCCGCCAAAGGTGCGGTAACTATTTGGGCAATTGGAAGCCGAGCCGCTTCTTGACCAATAGCTAATGTGCCCGGTGCAACGGTTGCAGGTAATCCTGGACTTGTTCTACCAAGATTTACAATTGATCGGCCAGCAGATACAGAGCCGCTAGTTCCACCTAAAGCGCCAGCGCCTGTTTGCAACACTCGTTCAGTTGGAGTTTCAGCCCTTGGGCCGGGTAGCATTGACGAAATTACATTCGACGGGGTACGAGCCGTATCCCCAAACATTTTGTTGTAGGCCATCGTAGCAACATCTGTTAGAGGCGCGGCTAGACCGCCAGCTAACGCCCCTACACCAGCACCTACAGGGCCACCCATTAGCATACCAGCACCAGCACCAGCCGCGATTGGCGCTAAAGCCTCCGTAACGCCTCGTACAGCAACGCCAGTCTTTCTAATAACTTCTTCACCTGTAGATAACTTTGGTGCTAAATGTTCCAAAATTTCCATGGGCTTATATCCAGCATCTAATGCTTGTGTGACTCTTGAATCTTTGTCTTTCAAATATCCAATTAGTTCATCATCGCTGTAGCCAGCCCGACGCGCAGAGTTAATTTGATCGCGAAAATTGTCAGCCATCACTTAACTCCTTGGGGCGGGTTACCAAATATGGAACCTAAAGAGGGGCGTTTTTCATCTTTGTTTTGGGCGGCTGGAGTTTTTCCTTCAAGTACCGGAGACGACAACTTTGACGTTGGCTCATAGTACATCATTGAATCTTTAGCCGCTGGGTCACCTTTCATCCTATCCAGCAGTATCTGATGGTTACCATAAAGTCTAGATGCCAATCGTTGAGAGACAGTAACAACTTGTTGCAACTCAGGAATAGTCATGTCGCCTACATCTGCTGACCGTGCTTTTTCAAGCAGTTTGGTTTCAGTATCAGTAATTTGCCCTTGGCCCCTAAGTTCAGCCCTGCTTTCCAACGTCAAACCAGCCAAACCTTGAATTGCAGTGCGGGTGTTAACTAATTTTTCTTTGTCTCCCGCCCCAGCTAGTTCTAACAATTGAGCAAATTTTGTGCGAACACCAGCCAATGGCCCAGCAATGACATTACCGGCGTTCAAAGCCTCTCGCACTGAATTAGATGTGTCCATCATTGACGTTGCACCTTCAGCTTTAATTAAAGATGTTTCAACCCGTTTACCAACCGGCTCAGACAAACTTTTTCCTACTGGGCCAGTAGTAGCTGTTGCGGTTACATTGCCAGCACCAGCACGTTTGAATTTTAAGAAGGCGTCTTGGTCAGCGGTTGACAATCTCATAAACGCAGCAAAATCTGCTAACGGTTCTGTTTTTGCAACATTCTGCGATTCTTTTAGGATTGCATTATCGAATGTAGCAATGCGTGGGTCACCAGCAGGCAATCTATCTCGCTCTGCTATTAATTTTGACAACGAGGAACCCGTTGTGGTTAACCGCTCAATTTGCTTATCAATACCATCCAGTATGTTTTTAAGTTTAGCAACGTCACCTGGGGTTTGTGGGCTTATCTTTGAATACCTATTTCTTTGAGCAGTTAGCCTTTCCAGTTCACCTGTTGGCGCAGCTGCTGGCGTTGGTGCAGGAGCCATTGCATTGGCTACAGGCGCTGGTGCTTGTGGAGCCATTGCATTAGTAGGAGTAAGCATATCACGCTTACCTGCGGCAGTAGCAATAATTTCTTCTTTAACAGCCGCTATCATTTCCGCTCTTGTTTGAGGAGTCATACCCTCAGGCGGATTGTTTGTTAAAGCCGTAAGTTTGTTATTTAACCGGGTCACAATTTCAGGCGCTGTTAATGCAAGCGTACCAAAAACAGGTGAGTAAGTTTTAGTTAACTTATCAAATAGACCCGCTGCCGCTTGATTTTCTCTTAATGGCACTGGCTCAACTTCACCCGTTGTTGGATTAAGTCTTGTGGCAAGACTGTCTGCAAATGGCAATTTCATTCCCACACCAGGAACACCAGTAGTACCAACGCCTACATTTGGTTGCGTAGAGTCATATCTGGGTACGGCAGCAGCCATAGGCGCAGGAGTAGGCGCAGCAGCCATAGTCGCACTAGGTTCGCCCTCAGCTTTATTAAATGCTTCATCTGCGCTTAATGCTTTAAATCCCTCAAAAGCAAGTTTTTCAATATCTGGTATGCCAGAACTCATCATACTGGACAATGTACTTCTATCTAAGGTGTAACCCTTTTCAGCTAATTTTCCACTTAAACCAGACAGAAAAGTTGCTCGTCTGGTTCGTTCTGAAACTAACCGTTGACGTTCAGTAGCTTTATCTATTGCCTCTTGTTGGCTTAACTCATTTTGAGTTTTATATTGCTGCATCTGCGCCAGCTTGTTGTACTGCGCTACTGGGTCAGGGACATTAAACTGCGCCCCTTGCGCTATCATTTCGTTAAGGGTTGCCATGATTAACCTTCATCAAACAGTGATTGACCATACTGTGGCACATTCATTCGGTTTGCGTATGCAGTTTGTTGCGGGGTGTACGATGATTGTCTATTCCTAAACAAATCCATCATCTGGTTGTTTTGATAACCTTGAAGCGCAGCTTGTATAGCGTTGTTGTATGTGTTACCCGCACCAATCTGCCCAGCGCCAATGGCCTGCCCAGCTTGGCCCATTAGATTGCCTACGTTTGTGCCGTAGTTACCCAATGCCGTGTTAGTGGCGTTAATGGCGTTAGTGCCGCCGGTCATTACATCACCAAGTGGCCCCAACTGATCGGCCCGGTTTTGGCGGTAACGGTTGTAGGCGTTACCAAATTCTTGTGACGCCGTTTCTTGCCCGTAGCGTCCTGCGGCTTTAAGGGCCGCACCAGACATTACCCCGCCTCTAGCAGCAGCTTGCCGATCAAGAGCCTTTAAACCTTCCCTCATACGAAAGTTGTAACCAGGGTCGGCTTGGAATTTGTTTATGTCAAACGGCTGAACAGCAGACCCGTAGCCCATTGCATTGGTGTTTGGCCCTAATCCAATTAACTCTAAATATCGGGCACGCGCTAAGTTGCCAGCCGATTCAGCAGGCAGGTTACGTTCTGCCATTGAGTTGTAAATGCGTTCTTGCAGCGCCGCCGCACGGTCAGCAGCGCCTGCTTGTGTACCGGCAGCTTGTTGTTGACCGCTAGACGACAAGTAGCCACCAAGTAGCGATGCGCCAGCGGGGATGAGCCATGACCAAGGCATAATTTACTCCTGTAAACAGCAAACAATTTTACTTGCTTCAACTGTGTTATCCGAAACAATTAGTGTTTTATCAACTTCATTTTCATCTGTGCAATCGGTTGCGTGTACACAATACCAAACCACATCCGTAAGCGATTTTATTCCGTGATGTTTGCCTGCGGCAATAGTAAGGCAACCAGGGGCGTGAACTACCGATTTAACACCATCCACAACCAACTCAACAGACCCACTTGCCAAGATAGACAAGTGGTCATGTTTATGGGCGTGTTGTACCAACACAAACCCGGCTGGAATTCGTGTTTCTTTTACGTAAACGCCAGAACTAAAATGATGCTGAATCATCTCATTACCCTAAGTCGCAGGAGTCTGCGCTGTAAGCAAACCATTTGTAAAAGTCATGCTGCCGTCTGCGCCTAGTGCGGTCAGTTTAGCAGTCACGATTGTGGCGCTAACCCCAGCGGTAGAAGTGCCTGTCCCGCCGTTGGCTATAGGCAGGATACCACTGACTTGCGTGGTCAGACTAACCCCACTCAGCGTACCGCCAAGGGTCAGGTTGCCTGTTGTTGTAACCGTGCCTGTCAGCGTGATGCCGTTGACCGTACCCGTGCCGCCTACGCTGGTCACTGTGCCATTGCCTGTGCCAGCACCTAAGCTGGCTCGGGCTGCTGCGGCTGTTGTAGCGCCAGTGCCGCCATTGGCTATCACCAGTGTGCCTGCCAACACTACCGCACCACTTGTAGGGCTGCTGGGCGTGAACCCCGTTGTCCCTGCGCTAAAACTTGTTATGCCGCTGGATGCCAAAGTTATCGTCCCAGCGCCGTTGGTCACGGTGATGCCTGTGCCAGCCGTCAAAGTGTTGAGCGTGTAACCTGTACCATTACCGATCAACAGTTTGCCATTGGTCGGAATTGTGCCCAACCCCGTGCCGCCGTTGATTACCGGCGTGATGCCAAGGCCAGAGCCGGTAATGGTGTAGACGTTGTTAAGCCAACGAAACCATTGGGTCGTGATCTGCCCGTCTTGAGTAAATGCAACCCGAGGCGCAGGAATTTGAGTGACGTTTGCCATACTAGCTTGACGTTGGACTTAGCACCAACTCAGCGCCCATGATGGCAATTTTTACCGGGTCAGTGCCGCTAACCTCGTAAACCCGATCTCTGGACGAACCAAGCCGCCGCCAGAACGTGCGGTAGCCGTACTCACCAATCTTGCCCATGCTTGTCCAATGCTCGCTTGACCAAGTGTGACCGCTATCGTCGCTCCAGCGCAGCATAACTTGCGGGTCGTAGCCCGGTGTGGGTAGAGATGACTCGGTAACAATTTCAGCGCCGTCAATGTCTGGGCCAGAGTAGGCAAAGGTCACTAGGTATTCAACGGGGAATCCAAAGGCCGTTTCAACAATAATTTCATCGCCGCTTTCAGTTGCTAGGTACTCCCAATCAAACTCGGCAATTAGTTGGTAGCTTGGCCCTGCTGGTGGGACGTTTGCCAACTCAGTGATGATGCCCTCTGCGTCATACCCTGGCGTGATGCCCAGCCCTACGCCTGTTTCAGCGTCAAGCTGCAAGGTGTGGTGGGCCGTGCGTTTGAGGTTGTTTTGGCCTGACGGCAACGCCCTCCATGAGCGCAGCCACTTTTGGATGCTGCCGTTGTCAGCGTACACATCCAAGTCAAAAGCGTAGATGTTGCCGTTAACGTAGTCGCCGACCACAATTTGGCTGTTAAACGCCATCTGGCAGTTTGACCTGTGGCGCATGAACAGGCCGTTGTCAAACCCAGCCCGTTCGTGCCATGCCTGGGTAGACACATCGTAGACCCAAGTGGCGTTGCCGGTTGGGAATGTCAGGACGTAGAAGGCATGGCCTTCTTGCTGGTAGGTGTAGGCAATGGCGTCAGAAATGTCGCCGTATTGGGCAATGGCAAACTCAATAGCGTGGGTGCTAACCCGAGTGCCGGTGTAGCCATTGGCCCGGTAGACGATGCCTTGGCCTCGCGCATCCGCGCCTAGCCAAAAGATGCCGTTGTCCAGCTTGGCAACAGAGAAGGCCGCAGCGCAGCCAATCTCATTGAACGCGCCCTGGATGCGGGTCATGGGAAAGTCGGCAGCGCCACTGTCGTACCACACCTCGACTGAGTTAGTGCCAAACAGCCAAATCTGCCCGTGGTCAATAATCATGCTAACCAAACCGTCAGGCGAACCCTCGGCACTGGCAAAATCAAGCGGGTCAACTGATGATCCATCCAGCAGTTGCGTCACCCAGAATATTTGGCTGTTTGGCTGAATAAAAACAAAGTAGCCATCCAAGTAGCCAACGATTAACGCGCCAGCAAAGTCAACGTCTGTGATCTGGGCAAAGACTGCCGTGCTGCTGTTGTAGATGTAACCCGGCCCATTGGCTGCAATAAACAACTGAGTGCCGTTGTCGCTCATGCTGACCGGGCCAGTGCCTGCAACCGTGCCACGCAAGGTGGCTACATAGCCCGTGGTGAAGCTGTAAAGTTCCGTGCCACTAACCACATAGCCAACGCCGTTAAACGTCCACAAGCCTCGTATTGGCCCTGTCCCAACCGTCACCAGCAAGTCAAGCCCAGGCGCTCGGTTCAAAAACCCGCCTGTCTCTCCTCCGTCTGGGACGACTTCTGGGAAAAGGTTGACCATCCTGTTATCCGCAGCATTAACGCTACGGGCAACATAGGCCGAACCAAGGATGGGGGTTTTCATTAGGCAACTACAGCGCCACGGAGTCCAACAACCCACCAGTCAGTGCCGACATACTGAAGCGTTACCGCATCTCCAATAGTATTAAAAGTAATTGTGGTTGCACTGCCAAGGTTGGCAGGAGTCAGAATACCAGTGTCGCCGCCTGCTGCTTCTGCAATATAAACAATTATCTTGATTTGCCCTTGTGATCCGTTTGCAAGCGTCAGCGCATTGCCAGCGGCAGTTGAAGTAAAAGAAGTGGTGGACGTAGTTAGGTTCACAGCACCAGGGCCAGCTAGAGTTTGTACAGCGCCTATCAAACCGCCATTTACTGTTAAGGCCGCATTGATTGCTAGTGATTGCGTTGCTGCGGTGGTATTAAATACGCCATACATTAACGAACTTGCTTTATCTCCTGCGGTGTTGGTGCGGTCTTGGTTGTTGACGTAGAAGGCGTTTGCGCCTGTCTCATACGTTCCAGCAAATTTACCAATAGCAACACACGCTCCTGCGGCAGATAATAGTGCTTGATCGCCAATTGCGGTATTTGAGCCGCCTGTTGCGTTAAAAAGAGCGCTATTTCCAACGGCTGTGTTTGTGCCGCCAGGATTTGCGTTTGACAGTGTAAGCGAGCCAATTGCGGTATTTCCAGTGCCAGCGGTAGCGTTAGTTAACGCAGCATTTCCCACGGCAACACAGTTGTCAGCGGCTTGAATAAGGCGTGCAGCGTTATTTCCCACGGCGGTATTCTGACTGCCCGTTGTAATTCCCGATAAAGCAGAGACTCCCGCCGCCGTGTTTGATGCAATAGCAGCAAGACCCCTACCGACTGTCATGCCTTGAATAACCGCACCAGCAGTTAGCGTGGACACACCCGTTACAGCTAGGGTACTAGACACTGCAAGGCTTGTAGCTGTGGCTGCGCCCAGCACAGGCGTAATCATTGTCGGGCTGGTAAACAGCCGCGTCTTATCAATGCTCTTGGTTGTGCCAGTTTGAACGAATGGAATAATGTCAACAGCGTTGATGACGGTGGCAACGGGTAAACCAGAGATGGCAACGGTAGTCATGATTAAAATGTCCCAGCGTAAATGTTATATCGTTGACGATTAGCGACTATGCCGTAGGGCATCGCCATTACATCGTCAGGGTTGTTGATGCGCTTGATGTTGCGCTTGGAGGTCATAGCAATCCGCTGCACCTGTGGGCTTGGCTCGACGCCAAACTCAGCGGCAATCTCACAGGCCAGATTAAACCTAAAACATCGTAGGTAGCCTGGAGGGAAAGACAGCGTAGTTGCCAGCGTTGCCGGTTGCGTCAATTCTTCTACCGACACAATGTGCCATTCAAGTGGCGAAGTAGGCACAGGGTACACCGTCATCGTAATGTCGGGGTAGCCCATGTTGACGTACAGCACCTGCGGGTAGGTGCTGGTTGTATTCTTGACAGCAATGCCGTTGTACTGCTGCTCGTTGATTATCTTAATGCCATACGAAGTACCGTTTGAGGTATCTTTGAAGTAGGTGGCATCGTCAACCAAAACAGGCCGGTTGCCAACAAAGTTACCTGTTGGGCCTAACGTGCGTGTAGCTTGATTTACAGGCCAAGTGAACACTTGGTCTTGCGTGGTGAACACCGACAAACGCTCAGTGTTCCATGAGTCGATCATCTGGTTGAGCGCCGACAGTGCGTCAGCAGACGTAGCGGCTGAAGGTGTCTCAGCCTCTGCCAACATCCCAATTAGGCGTAACGCCCCGTTTATCTGGTCGCCAGCAGATGTGGTCATACCCTATGCTCCTGCGTCAATAACCTCAACTCGGGGCCTGCCACGGGGACGTTTCATTTCGTTCACCGTGACAGGCT